TTAGTGTATGGTATAATATAGACAATGAAAGAAACAAGAAAGGGGGGTGCTCCAATGAAAAAAGAAGTCATGATTAAAATCACTTTAACCGATGGTAACATTACTCTTGATGGTGAGAACATGCAAAAACTGACCGAGGATGACATCATCGACAGTATTAAGGTGCTTGTCAGTCTTGCAAAGATTATGTTTGGATGGCAGAAGGGAGACTCTACAAATGGAAATGCGTAAATTTATCATCGAGATGCACCCCGACGGCACGTTGACGTGCTGCGAGTACGAGGACCCGAAGGACGTTATCCGAGCCGCAAACAATCGGGCATGGTTGGCCGGTTATAAGCAAGCTCTCATCCATTGCGACGAGCAAGTACGCACCCTTGAGGGTTTAAAAGGAACTTGCTTGTCATCCGATCTTATGTATCAGGGGGCCGAATCCGTTCGTTTTGTGATGTTATCGGCCTATCGTGAATACCTTAAAAAATAAGTCGAAACGGCCTCCGGGCCGTCTATCGGGACCGCCCGCCCGGTATTGATAATGACAGGGCAGAAAGGAACTAACTACCATGATGAAACGTAACAACAAGAATAGCACCAGCAAGTCCCGTAAATCCAACATGAATTACATTAAGTTGCCCGAATTTAAGGATGAAGTCCAGATCGATGACGGTGAAATGTGGCTGAAATCTGGCAAATACGATGCGCCGTCTGTGTCCGTCAAGATCGACCCCGAAGAGACCGTTTCCGACTGGATGCGAAAGATTACCCTGCGCAATGTCGTTTTGACCGTCGAGGAAAACGACAAGGGTTTTCCGGAATTGGTTATTTCCGGTCAGAGCGACGAAGACGACGAAGACGACGCGGGAGATGATGAGGATCTGCCGTTTTAACCGGTGGGCGGCCTATGGCCGCCCATATTTATTATAGGAGGCCCCCATGAAAAGTAAAGATAACAGAGTATCCTTGCTGAACTGCGACGACTCCATGATATATCTTGCCTCTGCTATTGTATATAGTGGAGTCGCAACCAAAGATGTTAAGTTTTTCCGCTCTGAATGGGCCAAAATCATTTTCAACGGATTGGGCATTGAAGCGGACCCTCTGGACTGGTATTATATGATCTTAGATAGAAAGGAGCGCAATAAACATGGCAGTAGGCGCAGCTAAAGCAAGTGCAACCCTTAAATACAGTGCCGAGCTGTATACCCCCTATGCCTTGGAGTCTTGGCCAGATAATCAGATGCGCAAAGAATATACACGACTGCGTGACATTGCGCAGAAACGTATTAAGCGATTATCAAAAGACCCCATCAGCGGCACAAGCGACGTTTATAAAGAATTTGCCGGAGGTTTTCCCACCCTGAAGGCAATGCGCGGAGACCGCAAAGCATTGGAACAGGCGCTTGCGGATGTAGCGCGTTTTGTGCGTTCTAAAGGTTCCACCGTGGGCGGTGCACGTGCGGAATTTGAACAAAAAATGAAAGTCGGTGGTATTGATGTAGCCGACGTGCCCGAGGATCAGTACACGGCTCTGTCGGAATGGTGGGAGATCGTGAAAGCATCGGGCGTGTATTACTATCCGTCTGATCAGCCGGTTATGTACTGGCGCGAGAAAGGCGGCTACAATGTCAGTATCGACGATTTTGCAAAGTGGCAGCAAGGCGAGGTCAACTATGGCAAAGAATGGGACTATAGCGACGGCAGCAGTTCCGCCGACCTGCGCGGAGGTTTTGGCGGAGGCTTGTAATTATAACCCTGTCCCGTGGCTTATGGAGCATTTAGACCGCAAACACACAAAAGGCAAGAAACGCAAAACGAACAAGAAGCGCTTGTATGTGAATATGCCGTGCGCGTTTGATATTGAGACTAGCCGAGTATGTGTTGATGCGGACGACAATCCCCACACCATAATGTATATTTGGCAGTGTCAACTCGGTCTGGATATTACCATTATTGGTAGGACGTGGGACGAGTGGCTGAACTTTACGGGAGCAATCAGCGACTATTTGCAAGCGAACAGCGGTCCGCAGGGTGACTGGTTTCTGTGTATGTACGTTCACAATCTTGCACATGAATTTCAATATTTGTCGGGTGTTCTGGATTTTGGCCCGGGTGATGTGTTCGCCAGCAAGCCACGCAGGGTCTTAAAATGCGACAATCGCGCTATTGAGTACCGATGCAGTATGCGGCACAGCAATTTGTCCCTTGATGCCTGGGGCAAACAACTGGGAGCCCCCCATGCCAAATTGACCGGGGCACTTGATTATTCAAAGGTTCGGTACCCATGGACGCCTTTAACGTCTACAGAATTAGCGTATTGTGTCAATGATGTTCGGTGTATTGTGGAGTGCCTGTTAATCGAGATGAACCGAGATGGGGACGACCTCTATACTTTGCCGTTGACGCGCACCGGTTATGTCAGACGAATGGCCCGTGAGGCTATGTATGAATGGGGCATTAAACGGGTCAAGCGCCTTTTGCCGTCGTGGGACTTATACCAAATGTTGCGGGAGGCGTTCCGGGGTGGTGACACGCACGCCAACCGCTATTATGTAGGGTTACATTTAGAAAACGTCGGTTCCGTGGATATGTCGAGCGCGTACCCTGCCGTACAATGCGAATGTTATTTTCCTATGACTCCATTTAGGCAGGAAATGCCCACCGTAGAGCGTTTGATGCAATGTATGAGGCACGGCAAAGCGTGTCTGATGCGCTTGCAAGTAAAAGGGTTGCGCCAGCGCTTTAAATGGTGGGGTTTTCCGTATATCCCACTTGCGAAGGTTCGGCACTGTGAAGGATACATAAACGACAATGGCCGTCTGCTGTCTGCTGACCATTTCGAGATCACCATAACCGATATTGATTTTAGAATCATTGCCAAAGAATATGATTGGGACGCTCTTAACGTTATGGACCTGTACACGTCCGATTATGGCAAACTGCCAAAGCCCTTGACGGATTGTGTAAAAGAGAGCTATACCGGCAAGACATCTCTTAAAGGTGTGGCCGGTCAAGATTTGTATTATGTTAAGGCTAAGGGCGATCTCAATAGCTACTACGGCATGACCGCACAAGACCCCTTGCAGCTGGACACACTTTTTGACGAGGACGACCCCGACAATCTTTGGAGCGAATGCACCGACGACCCGGAGGGCAGTTATAACGAGCATCGCCCCCACTTGTTTTTGCCTTACCAATGGGGCGTATGGACAACGGCCCACACTCGCAAGCGCCTAAAAATAGCGCAATGGGCCGCGGGCAAAAATGGCGTATATTGTGATACAGACAGTGTCAAATACATGGGTAATATTGATTTAGCGGAGTTTAACAAATCTGTGAAACAGCTTGCGAAAGATAACGGCGCTTGCGCTACCGACCCAAAAGGCAATATTCATTATATGGGCGTGTACGAGCAGGAGCGCAGCTACGCGGAGTTTATGACATGGGGCGCCAAGAAATACGCGACTACCTATAAAAAAGGCGGGCCGATTACTACTACCATAGCAGGAGTTAGCAAGCGGAAAGGTGGTTTGGAGCTGGCCCTATGGGGTGGCTTTGAGGTATTCAAGCCCGGCTTTACGTTCTGTCTTGCCGCCGGAAATCAGGTTATTTATAATGACCGGCCCAATGTGCCCGATTTTGTGGTTGACGGGCATAAGGTACATATAACAAGAAACCTGTGTATTTGTGATAATACCTACACGTTGGGTATTACTGACGAATACGCAAAGATACTTGGGTATAAGATTATGGAGGTTGTCTGATGATTAAACTGTACACCGATGAAGGTTGGCCTAATTTTTCCGAAAAGGATGGCATTTTGTCAACAGGGGCGTCTATTATTTTTATTTGGGGCGGACGTGGTACCGGCAAGACTTATGGAGCATTGAAGCACGTGCATCAGACCGAGGAAGAATTTCTATATCTGCGCCGCACGCCGCAGCAGGCGGAACTTATTTGTGCGTCGCCCAGTATGTGGCCGTGGTCTCCATTGAACGACGATTTGCAAACACATTACGCCCCGTTCAAATTGCCCAAAATAGCGGGACTGTATGAAGTGGGCAACGCAGGAGCCTACACGGATACAGGAGCGCCCATAAAACCGGCCAAGATGTCGGGCGTAGTGGGTAGTGTAGTGACTCTTGCTCGCACCCGTGGGTTTTCAAGCCCCCATACCAATATAATTATCTTGGATGAATATCAGAAAGAAGAATCCGACTATTACCGGCGGGGCGAGGGCGTGGGCCTTGCCAACATTTATGAAACGGTAAACCGTAACCGCGAATTGCAAGGGCAAAAGCCTCTGACGTTGTTATGTATGTCAAACGCTGTTGGCATGGCTAACCCCTATTATATGCAGTGGGAAATTACAGATACGGTTGAAAAGATGATCGGTAAGAAAGAGCGCGTCAAGCTATTAGCCGATAAAGGCATTCTTTTGATTGATCTGGTGGATAGCCCTATTGCAAAAGAGAAAGCCAATACGGCCCTCTATAGGTCCATGACCGGAACGGACTTTTATAGGTCCGCTATTGAAAACCAGTACAGCGCCGAGGAGAAAAGTCTTGTTGTATCCCGGCCCCTCCGGGAATACTACCCACTTGTTCAAATTGGGCGGTGCTGCATTTATGAGCATAAGAGCAAACCCCTTTACTATGTGTGCCGCCACAGGTCGGGCGAGATGCCATCGTATGGAACCGGCGACTATGAGCGAAAACGATTTAGGGCCGCGTATGGGTATATTTGGCCCGCGTACTTGCAGCGTCAGATTGAATTTGAGCGCTACTCGGATGAAATTTTCTTTCGCGAGTATTGCGGTACTTGACTTTTTTACACAATTAGTATATATTAAAGTTAATCCCAGGTGCCCACAGGCAGCCCCCAGAAGGGGCGGGCATGCGTCAGCCAGCGCAAGAACCTGGGATTTATTTATATCTGTATGGGAGGTGATGTTATATGAACGTTTATGCAGTGCTTGCCGTTCTGGTGTTTATCGGTATGGACGTTGTTAGCGGGATGGTGAAAGCCTTTTCTACCACGGGTTTCGATTCCAGCGTAATGCGCCAGGGGTTTTATCACAAACTCGGTGAAGTTCTGGCCGTGGGGTTGCTTGCTGCCGCTGATTTTTACTTGCCCATTGTGGGCGTCAATATCGATGTGTCTTTCTCGGCCATCGGCTGCACCTATTTTGTCTTGATGGAAATTGGCAGCATCATCGAGAATATCGGAACGATCAACCCTGAATTGGTGGGGCCTCTTACTAAAATTTTTGCAAAACTCAAGGGAGATTAACCATGGGTTGTTATATCATTTTCGCCCAGTCGATCACAAACGAGCGCGCGTTTTTGCTGGCTGACCTGTGCACTCGTTTGAACATCGGCTATTATAGTGACTGGGCAAACGTCGCTCACACGCGGCAGTGTTGCGCAGTGGGCCCTCTGTCCAAAGGAGATAAAGACCAGGTCGTTAAATGCCTGGCGCATGACACATACGTTGTAATGGAGGCGACAAAAGTTGAAAATCAGTGAAAAAGCGGCCCTCGCAATGGCCGGATACACCAAAGCAGAGATCGAAGCTATGGAGAAGCCCGCACCGCAGCCCGCACCGCAGCCCGCACCGCAGCCCGTGCCGCAGCCCGTGCCGCAGTATGACGGCCTCGAAACCCTGTTGCAGCAGATTTTGCAGGGCCAGCAGACCAGCGCCCAGGCAATGCAGACTATGACCCAGACGTTGCAGGCCAACGCGCTGGGCCTTGGCATCCAGCAGCAGCCGGTGGCAGATGCCGCAACGGTGACGGCCCGAATCATCGACCCGACTTATGGAAAGGAAGTGAAGTAATATGCCTACCGGTATGGATTTTGCGGACATTGCCGCAATTCTGACAGAGATTAACAAGCTGGCCACCGGGCAGGAGCCGACGTCGCCCATCGTGAACACATACAGTTTCGTTTCTGTTGCGCAGGCCACGTTGCAGACCGGTCCCGACAACTACACCAAGGCGATCAGCCAGGTGCTGGGCCGCACCATCTTTGCTGTCCGCCCCTATGACGCGCCCCTAAAGCGCTTGCAGGTCACGGGCGACGACTGGTCTAACCATGTGCGGAAGATCAATTTCTGCGATACTGACCCCGTCACCGATAAGGCGTGGGCACTTACGGAAGGCCAGAGCGTGGATATGTACGAAGTCCACAAGCCTAAAGTCCTTCAAACTAACTACTATGGCCAGACCAATTACAGCCGCGTGTACACGCAGGCTGATACCCAGATGGAAGCGGCCTTCAAAGGCCCCGAGGAACTGGCGCAGTTTTGGGCCTCGTTCGTGCTGCATCTGTCGAACCAGATCGAGGCGGACCGGCGGAACCTCGCCAATAACCTGATGGCCAATCATCTGACCGGCATGACTGTGACCAACCCGAAGAGCGTCATTTATCTGCTTGACGAGTACAACGCCCAGCAGGGCACAAGCCTGACTGTGCAGGACGTGTACAAGGAAGAGAACTTCCCGGGGTTCGCAAAATACGCCTATGGCCGTATCAATGATATTTCCCGTCTGATGAAAGAACGCACCATCAACTGGCATCAGAACTGGAAGATCGGCAACGCGACGTACAACATTATGCGTCACACTCCCTATGATCGCCAGCACCTCTATCTGTACAGTGGCACGCAGAGCCAGATCGACGCCCGCGTGATTCCCGAAGTGTTCCATGACAATATGCTGAAATACCGCGATGCCGAACAGGTCACGTTCTGGCAGAACATCGAAGAGCGCGAGACCATTTCTGCAACACCTATCGTGACCAACACTAGCGGCGGAGCCTACAAGCGTGACGCGGTGAAGCTCACCAATGTGTTCGGATGCCTGTTGGACTGGGATGCAATCGGTTACACTCCGAAGCTGTCCCGCGTGGTCCCTACGCCCATGAACGCCCGCGGCCTGTACACGAATTTCTGGTATCACTACGGGTGGTCGTGGTACGATGACTTCACCGAGAACGCCGTGCTCTTCCTGATGACCACCAGCGACGTCTCCGCGCCCAGTACGGGCGGAGACTCCGTAGCCTCCACCCTGAAAACCACCACGCACAAGGACGCGGACCCCTCGAAGTCCTGACCGTCACCGGCGGGCATCTGCCCGCCGGTTATTTTATAGGAGGTGCAAAATGCAAGCTATATTTTACCAGTTTGCAAAGCGCACAAACAGCACAAAGAGGCCCAGCGGTGGGCAGGAGTTCGGAATTGACCTTAAAGCCCCGTGCAACATTATCAACCCCGAAATCAAGATTGCCTCGCAGAGCGACCCGACGGGCTATAATTATTGTTATTTGCCCACCTTCAGCCGGTATTACTGGGTTAAGAATTGGACGTACTCCGGGGGCCTCTGGGTCGCATCGCTGACTGTTGACACTCTTGCAAGCTACCGAGAACAAATTGGTAATTCTACAGAATACGTGGCGAGGTCGTCGGCGACGTACGACGGTACAATTTCAGATGGTCTTTACCCGGCGACGGCTAAAGTGCAAAGTGTGACCACCGCTTTTCAAGGGGGGTTCGCTGAAACAATCAACGGGGGCTTTTTTGTTATCGGGTTCATAGCTAAAGCCGCTAACTCGATTGGCGCGGTAACTTATGTAGTAATGACGCCAAGTAATGCCAAAAGGCTGTCTGCAAAATTACTGACCAATGTGTCGTATCTTAATATTGATAATGCGGAAATCAGCGACAATTTAACAAAGATTCTTTTTAATCCGTATCAATATATTGTGAGTTGTAATTATTTTCCATTCAACGTGGCAGAACTAACAGCGCATCTGCCTCTTGTATCCAGTATTGAGGTCGGCTGGTGGTCGATTGACCTCCCCGGATGGATTTTGGGGGCCGATAATAACAACTTCACGAAATCTGTCACTGTGAATGTTCCGAAGCACCCCCAGGCGGCAGCTCGTGGTGAGTATTGTAATGCAGCCCCTTACACCGATTACACTATTTTCTTGCAACCTTATGGAGTAATTCCATTAGAATCCTCAAAATTGTGGGGGGCTTCCTCGCTGACTATACAATATGTGACTGACCTTTTTACGGGTGACAGTATTTTAAGAATCTTCACCAACACAAAACAGCTAGTTCATGACACAACTGCCAAACTGGGGGTCTCAATTCAGTTGTCGAATATAGCCTTTGACATCCCCTCGGGCAGTGGGGGCCTACTACAAACGGGCTTCGCTGCGGCGTACGGAGGTCTCCGGGCGGCGCTATCTGGTGGGACTTTTTCAGACGTCGGAAACGGGATTCTTAATGCTGCGCAGGCAAGTAATGCCGATGTCGCCAGTAAAGGCGCTACAGGGTCTACAATAGCCTTCGATAGCATTCCTTATATGGTGGCCCGGTTTAAAATTCTTGTGAACGACAACAACGAACACCACGGGCGGCCCCTGTGTCAGAAAGTGCAGCTGTTCAGTATCCCGGGTTTCATAATGGTAGACGACCCCGATATTGCGTTGCCCGCAACAGCCGCCGAGATCGACAGCGTCAAAAGCTATATGAAAAATGGATTCTTTTTAGAGTAGGAGGCGTAAACAATGGCAGTCTATAAACAGTGTATTACTGACGTGTCGCCAATCAGAGTGACAGCCGGTTATCCTGCGTACTCGGACGGAAGTCCCCACCGGGGCATTGACACGGTGCACGGCAATCATAAAGCCTACGCGCCCGAGGCGGGCGTTGTGGTCGTGGCGCAGCACTGGAATGGCAGTACCTCGGGCGATCAGTCGTGGGGCAATATGATCAAAGTCAGAATGGCCGACGGCACCACCTGGCGAGCTGCGCACTTTGCCTCGCAAATTTGGAACGTTGGCGACACGATCACAAAGGGGCAGTTTATTGGCACACAGGGACAGACTGGAAACGCAACGGGCATTCACACGCATTGGGAGTACGCCGATGCCGCCGGAAACCTGAGGGACCCGTCCAGCATTATCAGAATCCCGAATCAGGTCGGCACCTGGGAGGTAGAATGGGACACCGGCGGGGGCCCTGACCCCGGGCCGGGCCCTGACCCCGGGCCGGGCCCGTGGCCTACTGGTAAATTGCCGGTGTGGTTGTTGTTTAAGATGGCGAAAGGAGGCCGTCTGTTGTGAGTGCTCCCTACAGCTATGAGCAGATCAACGCTCATGTGTCGCCGGTAACTCCCTCCGTGATGCACACCAAGGGCAATAGCTTATCCTATTATTTCCGAAAATATCTGTTCCTTGAAGCGGTGTCTATGGTTCGGTGGACATTGCCCGAAACATGGCCCAGTAACCGCTTGCAGTATCTTGTTTTCGGTTCCGGCGGTGTTACGGTGTTTAATACAGACCGTTATGGCCTCGTATATGACCGAATGGGACTAACCGGCATCAACATTTTCTATAATCCGACACACTCCATCATTGCAAACCCTTTTATTAAAGGGTCCCCCTATTTGCAAATCGGGAAGCAGTGCGAGATCATCAATTTGCAACCCGATTACCGCGGCATGGTGGATATTGTGGCCTATTATGGGGATATGATGGCCCTAGCCGCCCAGACCATCCAGAGCAATTTAATAAACAGCCGGTTGGCGTATGTGTTTGCATCTGGTAACAAGGCCGGTGCAGAATCTTTTAAAAAGATGTTTGACCAGATCATGCAGGGCGACCCCGCCGTGTTTGTGGATTCCTCGTTGCTCAAAGCGCCTAAAAATGGGGCATCCGGGCAAGACCCTTGGATGTACTTTGCGACAGATCTTAAAGGGAACTTCATTACCAACGAACTGTTGACAGCCCTTAAAACCATTAAAGCCCTGTTCGATACTGAAGTAGGCATCCCCAACACCAACACAAGCAAGAAAGAGCGGATGCTGACTGACGAAGTCAATTCTAACAACGTTGAGACAGCTGCCAAAGCGTCGCTATGGTTGGACAGCTTGCAGCATGGGTGTGAGCGGGTCCACAAGCTCTTTGGAATTGACAAATCTACTTTATGGGTTGATTGGCGTTTTCCGCCCGATACTGGAGCGCAGGAGGTGAACAACGATGCACGCAACATTGAGCTTTAACGGCCTGTTGGCAAGATACCCGAAACTGTTCGACGACTTGAAAGTCCCTGACAATGTCTCTAAAGACGCTGTCTGCAATCAATTACTGTTTGATACGCTGGAATTGGAGGTATTATACGCGGATGGCCCCACGATGCGCAGGGCGCTGGGCGTCTATTCTGAAACCATGCTTCCGAGCTGGACCCGGTACGCCGAGGCGCTGGGCCTTAAATACGATGCTTTGGCATCCGATGACCGAATCAGAACCACCGACCATGCAGGAACCAGCGGCGGCACAATCAACCGCACAAACGGCGTGAAGGGAACAACTACCCGAGCGCCTAACCTGACCACCACCGGCCAGAATACCGGCAGCGACAGCACCACCCGGGACGTCACGGGGTTTGACAGCGGAACATTGCAAACCGCTGAAAAGAGTACAACGGCCCTTGGAACTGGAAACACCATTACCAGCAGCGGCACGGATACGACCACCACCGATCAGACCACCACCGATAACAACACATCCGAATTGCACAACGGCTACAAAGACACCGTGACCGAGAAGGGCCGGGCAGGGCGAGACCCGCAAGACCTTATTGCCAAAGAGTTGACCCTTGCAATGGAAAATGCGATCCATAAAATCGTTACGGACATCCGGGCAAATTTTTGTTTGCTGGTATATTAAGGAGATGTGATTTATGAGTATCAATCCTATTCACAAAGCGCCCTACACCAATTTCCATGACCTCAATCTGGATTGGATTATGGAGACGCTGAACGAGTTTAATACCAAACTGACGAATTTCGTCAGCCTGGCCACGATCAAGTACGCAAACCCGATTCAGTGGGACATCACAAGCCAGTATGAGGCAAACACCGTTGTTGTGGACAGCAAGGGCAACGCCTATCTTTCTGTACAGCCGGTGCCGTCCGGGGTTTCTCTGGATCGTACAGAATTCTGGACCAAAATTGGCAATTTCGATGAACTTTGGGCCGATGTCAAAAAGGCCATTACTCCCAACGATGAGGGGCACAGCCCCACCGCGACAGCTGCAAGAGCTGTCAACGATCTTGTCTGGGTCAATGGGGAGCTTGTACGTGTCACAAGAGCAATGATCGCCGGTGATGCTTACGTGCCCGGCTCTAACTGCGTTAGCAGCTCCACAAATGAAGTTCTGCACTACCTTTTCAACGCATTTAATGAGGGCTTGAGCGCAGAGAAAACAGCCCGGGAGCACGCAGACACGGAGCTTCAGACGGATATTGACAATGAGACACAGGCCCGGAAGGACGCCGACACCCAGCTTCAGACGGATATTAACAATGAGACACAGGCCTGGAAGGACGCCGACACCCAGCTTCAGACGGATATTGACAATGAGACACAGGCCCGTATTGAGGCAGATAAAAAATTACAAAAACAGATCGAGGACAAATCCTCTGGTGCATTTGCTAACGTTAAGGACTACGGTGCATTAGGCAACGGCTTAGCGGATGATACGGTGGCAATTATGCGTGCTATGGCATCAGGTCTTCCACTGCTGTTCCCGGATGGTACATACAATATTACACAGGACGTCACACTGACAGGTTCCTATTTTGCGTACAACGCAATGTTGATCGCGACCTCATGCACAGTAACCATCACTGCACCGATCGCCGGTGCTAGCTGTCATTTCCGTAAAGCAAACACCGGCACAATCAAGATGACCGATAGCGTTGTACTGGTTGACTGGTTTAATTATGAAGGTGATTTAGGGTCTGCTATCAGCAATTATCTCTCTGGTTATGAGGGTACAGTGAAGTTTGGTCGTCCTGCTACATATGCTGGACTGGGCACTGATACTACATACATTGTAAGTAATAATATTTATCTTCAACCGCACACAACCTACGATTTGCAGGGGTGTGTTATTAAGCTCACTACGGCCAACAGCAAATTCATTTTTAACGGCAGTAATACAGCCCATGTGGAGCGCACTATTTTTCGCAATGGCGTTATTATCGGTACAACAGATGAGGTAAACGCGGCTTTTACTTCGGAGTATTCTGAGCGATTCTTCATTGAGGATATGTTTATAATCGGTTGCCGAAAGGTGTTAGAATGTGCGCATACTGTCAATATGCAGGTGCGCAATATTATACATGATATTGCCCTTACAACCTCTAAGCCTATTACAAGTTATCATTTAGTAGAGAGTTCCACGGGTGCCACTGGTATCTCCGGCAACGCCTCTTTCCGCGCAGTAAACTGCATTTCCAGCCTCGGCAGTGCTACCGGGGATAGATGGATGTTCCTTGCTGATTCTTCCAACGATATTCGAGATATTTATATCAGCAACTGCGAATGCAGCAACTCCAATGGCATATGGATTAACGCCTCCTCGACCCCATCAACGGTTTGGGACATTCTGATTGATGGTTTCATTGCAGACCAGTGCCCGCATACCGGTATTTACTTATCAAATTGTCTTCAGGGCGCAGTACATATTCTAAACAGCTATAGTAACGCCCCGGCATACGGCATACGCCTGGTAAAATCAACGGCTGTTATCAATACATGTCAGTTCCTCGCGACGGCTCCCATGAACGGTATTTACATCGAGGGAGGATGTATGGCAGTTTCTATCAGTCATTGCACTTTTATTGATGTATCGCGTCCGATTCAAATCTCCGACGGCATTGGAACCATCGTGGACGATATTACGGTAGTGCGCAAGACCCTACATGGAGAAAACGCCCCAGCTGTATTTGTCGGTTCGGAGTGGTGCTTTATTACCCGACTTTCTGGATGGAATATATCGCCCGCCTACACAGCAGGTGTTCAGTTTGGTGCGGGCAACTGTACGTTTGGATTCATCAACGGGTTTGATCCTACAAAGTACTCAAAACTGGGTGCACCTACAAACATTCAACAAATTTCCACTGCAGCTATTTAAACACAACAGCCCTCTATTGAGGGCTGTTT